CAACGAAGGAACCGCCCCGGCTTTAGAAACAATAGTAATGATACCATCTGCATATGTAGCGGAAGTTGCATTATTCATGATTTCGGCTGCACCATCAGCAATAAGACTACCGAATTCTTCTGTACGGTCATAGCCGCCGACAACTTCGATAATCTTGTACGCATTTTCAGTTTCCATCTTCTCAAGTACAACATCAACCACACCTTTAAGGAAATTCTTCGGATTGAAATCCAACTGAACATAATCAAAGTTCAACTGCATCTTCGTGTGAAAAGCTGACAGTCATCGCAGATTTAGCACTACTGGTCGGATACTGTGTCACTGTCGGATAAACAGTAGACATCGGGATACCAGCAAGAATATCTGTGCCGTCATTATAGCCGATCAGCATATTATCCTGATTCCAAAAGTAAACATCCCAACCTTTATTAGCACACTTCAAAAGCTGGGCATTAAGAATCTCATCGAATTTCTTCAATGTGAAGGTATCTGTTTGAGCACTCAAGCCGTTATACTCACTTGCTCCGTAACCAATAGGATTAACCTGGGGTTCTCCACCGTTCTTGGCATACTCCAGGAATGGCAAAATAGGGTAAATACGTCCGGGGCGGTCTGCATGGCACAATTCGGCCAACTTCTCACCTGTTATATCAGCAGGGAGTTTAACACCATGTTCTGCAAGGATAGCGCCTTTGACTTTCTTCCAGTCGATGCTGCAAGCAGAACTACCGGTGTTCATCCGGGAACCCTTACACGTTCTAATCTTTCTCATTTTCTTCTACAATTAAGATTATTAATTTTTATTTCCATCGAGCGTATGTTTATGGCGTCAATCGGCTCGCTCACAGCCTTACCGGTATCCGTATAGGCTCCGTATCTGCCATATGAATAATTCTCTGAATAAGTATGTTTCACATTCTCGTCACAGTCGCAGTCAAATCGGGAATCGTCATACAGTACCTCTAACAAACGTTTATAAATTGGCCGGAGAATATTTTTGAAAGAAGTGGTTCTACGTTCTTCATTACTCCACTCTTTGCAGGAAGAACAAGCAATAATCAACGAAACCTTTGCTTTTGAAAAATAATCCGGATCACCTCTATCTTCATTTATTGGAGTAAATAGCGCAACCAGTGGAAACTTCTTTTCTGACTGGGTAGTAGACTGACTATATTCATCTAAAATGTCCTTGATATATTGACTGTTACCGAAGATATAATTCAACTTCGGAGACCTCACAACCTTAGTGCCCCCTTTACCATTGGGATAGAGAATTTCAAGCCCTTCAGGAAGTTTTTTAACCACTTCTTCAAACAGTTCTGTTATATCTAAGTACATCATAAATTGAAAGTATTAATAGGAGTCAATAGATTCTTATTTATTTTCATGCCGGTGAAAGGACAATCATCAGACAATGCCCACTCAACAAACAATTTATTCTTCTTGACCATACTATTCCAGGTACTAACCTGTCTCTTGAAAGGAGCAACATATTCATTAACACATTTCAAGCGAACAAGCCCGGTTATTGTAGCTTGGGTGTTTGCATCACGAAGAATATGATAAAATACATAGTCAGCGAACGGTTCACACAGCTTCTCACACAATACTGCATATCCCGATTGGGGTTCCTCCTTTTCTTCTGAAATATCGACTTCATCCGAAGCAGCTTCTTTTTCCTGCTCGATAATCTCCAGGTAATCAGTAATAGCTTGCGAAAGACTGGCACCAACTACATTACGAAGAAATTCGGACTGAAATGCCTTGATATACCCGTTTATCACTTCATTTACAGCAAGCGATTGGGGCGAAGGTATTTCAGCGACCGAAGCGTTTTCTATGTGTCTAGGCCCTGACGTAAAATATGAAACATCAATCAGCATAACGATTATTATTTAGAAGCCTTACCCTTTCCGGTTTTTTTTTCATCTTCCACGGAAACGGCTTTGTTATCAACAACAGCTACTTCCTTAGCATCTCCGGCAGGCAATTCCTTCGAGTCGGCAGCCGGAAGATTCTTATTATCAGAAGGAACCAAAGCTTCAAGTTCCACAATACGAGCTTTCATTGTATCACGTTCATCTGTCAGTTCAACAATAGCTTTATCTTTCTCTGCAATGGATTCAGTAAGCTCACCGATTTTCGCATTTTTCTCTGTGAGCATACATTCCAATGTCTTTCGAGCATCTTCTTCTGTCACCAAGCCGCATTCGGCAATGGGGATGAGTTGAATCATCCCTCTATTAATCCGAATGCGTTGCTCTTTAAACACATTGGTTACATCCTTGTCGTTACCTCTAAGTATGTAATCCATAATCTTACGCTTTAGTAATTGCAGCTTTCAATGCAGACAAATCTCCATAAGCAAAAGCCCATGGCATATAAATTGGGAAGATTACTTCTTCCTGTGCCATCAACACGACCTCATTACAGAGCTTGGATTCCACATCTTCAGCCCATTCAAGCGAAAGAATAGTATAATCTACCAAATTTGCAGCCTGGTTGAAGTCACCCACAAGATACTTACCGGGAAGAATACCACCATACTCGATAATCGGACGGCCAGCGATATATTTCACGCCATTAACCATTTTAATGATACCGAGATTACGCCCGGTTGTATCCTTCTCCGATTCCATGCCATTAACAGTCATCGAATTAAGAATAATAGCATTCGGGAAATACTGGGCGTATGTCATTGCAGCAAAAGCAGTTTTCACTACATCCTCGGAGTTTGGTTCCTCGATGTTCTTGAAACCAGCTTCATGAACACTGAATGTCATTTTATCAGCGGCGGTTTCAGCACCAGTGAAAGCGACACCTGGAATAAGGACACGCCCATCTTCCATTTTTACAAGAGCGTGCGTTTTGTTCAGTTCGGTAAGAACAGCAGCATTTGCAAAAGTGATACTCATGCCGTCAAGAATCAAATCTTGAGGTTCGGCAAACTCAATGATTACATCTTTGTCGCCATTATATCCGGAAATTGATTTCACAGCACCAGCGGCACCCGTAAGGATAGCTGTACTGATAATCTTCTCTACGGAAGTTACCCCAGGGTTATTTACAATACCCAGCAAGTTTTCACCATTCCCGTCACCAAACAGGATGTTCCAATCTTCAGCCATCCAAACAGCTTCAGGAAGCATATTCAAAATATAAGAGCGAATGTACACTCTTGATTTCAACATACGTTTTGAAATACGGATATGAGTACCAAGTCGCTTTGTACCGGTCTGTATTTCCTTCACTTTGATGCTTGATTCCGGCAAACGACCGTTTTCTGTCACAAAACGGGCATTGCGATTGAAAGCATATACTTGAGCGTATGCAAGTTGAGGGTAAGCAGGGTCACCGCTTAATGTCGTCAAGACATCGCGCATATGAATCTTCTTATTTGCCACCTGGGAAACTACACGATTCTGCTGCTGGGTAATCAACAAGTCACCTGTATAGTTGTCTGTCATGGAAACGACATCTTTCAAAGAGAAACCGTCAAACTCTCCTGATTTACGTGTCTTACCTTCGGCAAAGTCCTTGAATTTCTCTGAATCAAGCATTTCAGTCAATTTTTCATCAAACTTGTTGATAGCAGTCATTGACAATCCCTTTTGTTTCATCTTTTCGATACTATCGCCAAGGTTCTTCACCTGTTCAACAAGTGCTTCATTATCTTTAACCAGTTGAGTGAACTTCTCACCGTCATAAGCCTTCAACAAGTTATTAATATCCCCAAACTGTTTAGTCACATCTTCCGGTGTTGCAATACCTTCCAGTGACTTGTTGACTACTTCACACATCATACCAGCAATGTTTTCCATGAAAGCTTTCTGTTCTGCTGGCAAACCGTCTGTTTTCAGATTAAAATCTGATACTACAAATTTTTTAATAGGCATAAAATTCAAATTTTAAGTTATTTATTCTCGAAACAACTATTCAGACTTTTGAAATCGAATAAAGTGCCATTATCAGCGGCTTTAGTCGTCACTCCATCGTTACCATTTTCTCCGTCATTCTTTTCTTGAGTGTCAACAGA